CTTAAACAGTTACAAAACTTCAAATACACAGGTATTCTTAAAGAAGAACTTCAGAAAACAGACGGTAAACCAAGGAATGTGTGCGCAATTCCACAACGAACTAAGTATATAATGGGACCAGTAACATGGGCGCTGGAAGATATCTGTGCACACAAGCTAAACGCATATTGCGGCAATAAAAATTTAACACAAATGGAAAAGATGGTCAACAATTACTTATCACTTGGTTTCACTAAAGTGGTTGAAGGAGATGGATCAGCATTTGACAATACACAGGATGTGTCACTCAAAGAGCTGGATAGACAAATATACAAGAGGATAGTAGACAAGGTATACCACGTTCCAAAACAAGATTTCTTGCATGTTGCCACAGCACTCACAAAGACTATGCAAATAGAAGAAATAAAGAATGGACGACGTAATGTGCTCCTCGAGTACACAGTATTAGGTACAGTGTTCTCAGGTGATTGTGATACCACACTCATGAACACAATTAGGATGGCTATGTATAATAGGTATGTTAATGATAAAGCAGGGTTAGAATATGGAAAAGACTATGTTTGTTTTTCTAAGGTGACGATTTTACAGTAATGTATAAACCTTATGTAGACGATGCATATATACACGAATTATATTATAACTACTTCCTGCCCGCAAACCCTAACCCAGACCAGCCTGATACACGTATATACGGATTAGGACAAGTGTTGAAATTCTTAACTATTGGTGCAGCTGATAGTTTAACATTCTGTAGTCTCAGAGCCTGGTGGAGAAATGCAAATGAGGATAGTATATATTTGACCCGTAATCCAGAAAAATATTTCAACTTAGCTAAATACTCACGTAAAGCAAAGAATTACAATTATCGACAATTAGCGCAGTATGCCCTAGATCAAGAGATAGCACTACGGAAGACATATGCAGGCATAGCCATCTTCATGTATATGGCAGATCAGTATCATATGTTCGCAGAAAAAATTATGAAGCGTTTAAACATTACATCTGCTCAATTAGCACAATACAACTCACGAAGACTCAATCAAATAATAAAAGATAAAACCACAATTGACGAGGAAATGGAGCACTATATGGATCAACTTGAATCAGAAAACCCTGAAAACGTAACACATGATATAACAGTTGAGCAAATTAATGGTGATTATTGGGAATATATGAAAGAGAAAATGGAACAGCACGATGAAATTCTAACCCAAGAAGAAGCAAGTTATATAAGTCAGCAGATTGATTTAGAATTCATGCCAGAGTACTTAAAAAGTATGATAGATGAGAGGTGGGCCCGGTAAAATGAACACTAGCAATAACAACAATATTAATAATAATAATAATA